GTGGTAGTTTAGATGCTAATACATTCCAAATTGAAAACGTAGGAACTCCAACTAAAGCAGGTGATGCAACAAATAAACTTTATGTGGATTCAAACTTTTTAAATCTAAACGGCGATATAGCAGTAGGACAAATAAGACTTCAAGATAGTTCAAGTGATCCTCGAACCCCAACACTAAATGACGAAGCGGTTAACAAACTATATGCAGATTCAAAAGTTGCTAAAGTAGGTGACACAATGACAGGTCCACTTATTCTAAGTGAAACTCCTGCTTTTAGTGATCCAAAGCGTCAAGCCGCTACAAAAGAATATGTAGATAATAATAGTTTTACAAGTACAAACAATATTTTTGTAAGTAAATCAGGTCGTACTGAAGCAGAAATGAAAGCACAAGGTGCTACTGAACAACAAATCGGCCGTGCTCAATCATATGCATTTAATACTGTACGTGAAGCATGTTTTTATGCAGAAAGAATTGTAAAAGGTGATATTGTTCTTAAAGATCAAGGTCTTTATGACGGTGAAGTATTTTGGAAAGTACCAGGTAGAAAGCCCGGGCCATATACTATTAACCTTGCGGCAGATGGTACAGAAGATTTAACTAATGTTCTTGCTAACAAATTACTAGTAGACAACAGAAGGTTTATTCAAGAAGAAACACTAGCATTTATTGAAAACGAAATCAACGACGGTGATAATGCAGATGATTTTGCTGATACGTTTGTATTCAATAGAGATAAATGTTTTAGAGATATTGGCTTAATTATTGATGCTGTTAGTTTTGACTTAACTTATGTAGGCAACTCGAAAACAGTTGATGCCGCGGCAAGTTATTGGGACGGTGCAACTTCAAGAGTTGCAGGGCAACAAACAGAAACTATTGCGGCAATTAATTTTGCTAAGACACTGATTCAAAATAATGTATTAACTAATACTCCGTATGTTGCACCGGCAAATACACGTTATCCATATGCATACGATCTACTCGACAATAACTTAGATTATATTGCAGAAGAAACTATTGCTTATATTAATGATCAAATTACACAAGGTAATGGCATTTGGGCAGGTTTTGTTTATGACGAATCGAAATGTAGACGAGATACAAAATTAATTGTTGAAGGAGTTGCATTTGATTTAAAATTTGGTGGTAATACAAAGTCTAGAGAAAATGCTTCTAAATATTGGGACGGTGTTGTAAGCCAAGTATTAGGTCAACAAGCACAAACAATTGATGCATTAGAGTTTGCTAAAGACCTAGTAAGAAATTATATTTTACAAAATATTGCATTTACTGATTCTAAGCAAGTGTTATACACTCAATACACTTCAAGTAATAACGGCGAAGGTGCGGCAAGTACAAAAGTTAATACATTAATGAACCAAATTACTTCTGTAATTAATACAGGACTTAGTGTATTGCCAGCATACGAAGGAACATATAGTAACCAAAGTAATTACGAACAATTTATTGATACATCGATAATTGCTGAAACAGGTGCAAGCACTACTATTGGCTCTTTGATGGATATCATTACTAATGTTATTTCAACCGGACTTGGTGCTCTGCCAACTAAACAAGGCGGACAAGGTCGAGAAACAAATATTCCAATACCTGAGATTACTATCTTTGTTGAGTCTGGTGTTTATGAAGAATATATGCCTATTGTATTGCCTGAAAACGTATCGCTTAAAGGAGACGAATTTAGACGTAGTGTTATTCAACCGTTAATTGGTGTTAGACCTCCACAACGTGCATTGGACATGATATTCGAAAGAGGTGATTTACTTAGATATAATGGTACAGCGTTGCCTAAAGAATCACGTTTTAGAAACCACTATGACAGTCAATATTCAAGAGCAGATACAACAAGCGGTTCTATTAACCAGTCAGGCGATGCTGTTATATATGTTAAAGATTTAGCATATCCTCCAGTTAATGGAGTATACTTTACAAACGGTGGCACAACATACTATGTAAAAGATTGGTCAAGTGATCCCGACGGTGTGGGTGATAAGAGTAGATGGAGAGGTAATCTTTACAGCGACATCAATACAACTACGCAGACAACTTTACAATCTACAATTAATAACAATACCGTAATTGAACTTAAGAAACTTAACCAACACATGGATGTTTTCTTAATGAATAATGCTACTATTCTACGTAATACTAGTATTAGACGACATCAAGGTTTTATTAACGTACTAGATCCAGAAGGACAAATTTTAACTAAATCACCATACGTACAAACTGTTTCAAGTTTCTCAGGACAAGGTGGCGGCGGTCAATATGTTGACGGTAACGCAGGTGTACAATATGGTACCGTAGTTGATAACCCTGCTACAGGTAATCAAATTACACTACAAGGATTAGTACGCGGTGTACAATTACCAACAACATTTTTATACCAAGATTCAAGAAACTTTGTTAATGGTGTAAGTGATTTTGAAAAGTTTACACACAGAGTTATTGGTGCTACTGCTCCAATCGACGACGGTCTAGGTGCAGGAACATTTAAACAAACACTTACACTATCTGCAGACACAGAGATTGAATCAAGAACAAGATCAAACCTAGCAGGTGATATTCCACAAGGTACAGAAGTTAGAATCGAAACTGCCGGTAACAAGTCAATGGCTTGTAATGACTATACACAGATTAACTCCGACGGTTATGGATTAATTGCAACCAACGCAGGCTTAATTGAAGCAGTATCAGTTTTCACTTATTACTGTGATGTTTCATATTGGGCAAGAAACGGTGGACAAATACGTTCATTAAACGGCTCAAGTTGTTACGGTAATACAGGTATTAAAGCAGAAGGTTCTGATCCAAATGAAAACCTACAAAGTGGTACAACATTCTTTAGACATGTAAATGCTACTGTAACTGGTTCTCCAGATGTTGATTACACACAGGTAGTTAAGGCACATACTTTAAGTGGAACCGATAACATCAGTGGTAATACACAACTGTTTGTTAAAGATATTGATTATCTACCGTTTGAAGATACAAGATTAGAACTTACTGCTTATTCTACTAACAATGATACTACAGAATATGTAGTAAGTGAAATTGATCCAGCAAGAGTTACAATTTCAAGTGTATCACTAGGTAGTCCGGGCAAGATTACAACATCAAGTACACACTATTTTAGACACGGTTCTGTTGTAGAGTTATCTGGATTAGACGGTAATGGTTTCCAAACAGGAATGGACGGTGCATACTACATCGATGTTACTAGTGGTAACGGAACAACTGAATTCTTCCTTTATTCAGACAGTGGATTATCAAATGCTGTTGACACTAGTGCATTGCAAGACGGTGCATATGGTGGCGGCGCTGAAGCATTATTTGGTGGTAGATGTACACTTTCTTTAGGTAGTGCATTAAATATTGGTTCCGCAGTACAAATTCCTAATGATGCTACGATTACATTAACTGTTGGTAAAAAGGTATTACTACAAGGTATTACAGATGCTCCGAGAGTTCTTCCAAGTAGTGCATTGCAATTTCAAGGCGTAGGTTTAAATGATCAAGTATTTAGAATTTTAAATGTTGAAAGATTTGATTTACAAGAGCCAAGTGGTACTGTAAGTAATATTCAAGAACACTTATTAGACTTAAGAGTTCCACCTAACATTACAGCAAACGTAACCAGTGTTGTTACAACTAAAATTTCAACCATGCGAGCAACTGGGCACGATTTCCTAAACGTAGGGTGGGGTAACTATGCTAATTCCAATTATCCAAACAATGTATTTGGTGCACCAGCAGGACGTCCAGACTTTAGTTCAGTTCAATCACAGGAAGCAGTTGAAGAAGGACAAGGTAGAACATTCTATGCAAGTACTGACCAAGATGGTAACTTTAGAGTTGGACCGTTCTTCCGTGTTAACCAAGGTGATGGTTCTGTAGAACTTAATGCTAACATTGGTTTAACAAATGTTGACAGTTTAAAGTTTACTAAAGGTACATCAATTGACGAATTTTCAACAGACTTAAAATTCCAAGGTTTATCAGACGATGCTGTTCCTACAGAAGGAACTATTGCAACATATATTAACAGTGCAATAATAGGACAACACAGAGACGGTTCGTCATTCCCAGAACCAACTACAACAGGTTCACAGTCAGGTGATAACTTTGGCTTATTAATAAGAGCAGGATGGAATAGTACTAATTTAAGTTGGAACAGAATGTACGGCGATCTAAATATGAACGCCAACAAAGTAACAAATATTTTACAAGGAACAAGTAACACTGATGCAATTAATAAATTATATGCTGATAACGTTTTCCGTGGAGACTTTACAGACAGTGAAAGAACAGATGTAAGAGCATTCACTATGTTGAA